GAGCAGGCCGTGAAGCGAAACGGCGGCATACCACAGGCGGCGATCCTGCGGATGGCATTCCATGACTGGGACATCCGCGACAAGGCGCGCCACCATAACCAGAAGGGGGAGATGTGACCACATTGGCAGAGCTGGAAATCACCGACGAGGAATCCGCCGGCGCGCTCGTCATCAACGCGATTCAATCGGCGCCGAAGGCCGTCAAGACGCAGGACCAGTACGACGAGGCCATGCGATACCTGACGGACGTCAAGCTGAAGGCGAAGAAGGTCGAGGCTTTCTGGGAGTCGATCAAGGCCCCACTTCGCAAGGCGAAAAAGGAAGTGGACGACAAAGAGCGGAAGATGCTGGAGCCGCTGGAGCAATCGAAAAAGGATTTAGAGCGCGTGGCCGGCGTCTGGTTTGCCGCCGAGGTCGCCAGAAAGAAGGCGATCCAGGACGCCGAGAACAAGAAGCACGAGGATAAGGTCCAGGCGGCAATTGCGGCCGGTAAGGATCCGGTCGCCGTGGCTCCGCCGAAGGTGATCGAACAGCCGCGTGCGGTCGTGCAATCGGCCGGCGGCGCCATGTCGACTATGCGGATGGTGCCTAACTGGCGGATCAAGGCCCATCCGGCATTGTGTCAATCGTTAGCGCGCGACCAGAGGGAAGGATTCTATCGGACAGATCCCAGACTAGCCGGCTTGCCCGATAGCGTCTGGGAGCTAAATACGACCAGGCTCGCCGCACTGGCGAAGAGCGGCACTTGTGAGCTGCTCGAAATGTACGATGTGCCAAGTTCGACCACGAGGGGATAGGAGGTAACGGGCCGATCCTCTCTGATTGGGGGGCAGGAGCAGCAAGTCCCAAAGCGGCCAGCATTGTAAGACTTGCAGGGCAGTTACAGCGAACCGCATAACTGGCCGGGGCGGCGTAGCACAGGCCCAGCTCCTCCCCTCTCTTATTTTTATGAACCGCTACAAAAACCGGTACGAGAGAAAAAAAGCGTTAGGGCTCTGCCGATCCGGCGGATGCAAGAACGACCCGAAGCCCGGCGCCGTGCTCTGCCAGCGATGCTTAGACCATTGCAAGCGATACAACCGCCGAGCTGGGTTCTGTCTGGACTCTTCGATTCCTCCACTGGGCTATGTGTCGCCGCGCGAGGCGTCCCAGGCATTGGGCGTGTGGCGGAATACTGTCTATCGGTGGATTCGCAATGGCGCGCCCTGCCGGCGCCGACATGGGCGGATCTGGTTAAACGTGGAGCGCCTGAAATCGTGGCGCGCACAACAAGGAGTCTGGGCCGATGTTTAATGAACCCGTACCCATTGTGGATAGTCTTGACCAATGGCTGGCCGTGCATTACGGGCATCAGATGGAAACGCAGTACAAAGACTGCCGTGTAAGCGTGGTCCGTTGCTATCAATGCCGGCGGACCTTTGTCGGCTTTCCGAGGAAGTGAGGGGAATGATGAACGAAGTCGCAGAACGTCGAATCATGGAAGCCATCGAACATATAGCAGACTCAAGGCCATCATTGCGTGATTGTTTCGCTATGGCGGCGCTGACCGGGCTTCTGGCGAATTTTAGTGAAATGACTGATACCGAGGCGGCAGTCTTAGCCTATGAGCAGGCCGATGAAATGCTGAAGGAACGACGAAATGCCTGACGTCATCGAACATAAAGGCTTTCGCTGTTATCGCTGGGAGACGCAGGCGATTTACCCGAGCGTCTCTGCCGTCAAGGAGCTGCTCTACGGACCCATCAGCGGATGGATTGATACGGCCAAGCTGGACGAGGGGACGCGCTGTCACCAGGAAATGGAGCGCGCGATCGAGACGTGGATCCTCACCGGTTCTCCGGATGGCGTGGAGCTGAGCGAGCGGCCTCAGAAGCTCATCAAGTGGCTGCAAGATACCGGATGGGAACCGCTGGCCACTGAGCTGCCGCGCGTCTCTACCAAGTACGGGTATGCCGGCACGCTGGACGCCGTATTCCGCAAGGGCGGCACGCTGATGATCCCCGATTATAAATTCGCTGAATCCGTGGGCGAGCAGTACCACGCGCAATTGATGATGTATCTGAATGCCGACTATCAGGACATCGCACACAAGGACCGGAAGGCATTTATTCTCCAAGTGGCCAAGGGGCAGGACGTCAAGCCTCTGGCCGTGAAACCGAATCCTGTCCTTTGGGCGGAGATTCTGGCGGCCTTAACCGTTTTACGAAAGAGGATGAGATGAAACACAAAGGCTGTATGCAATGTAAATTTTGGGATGAGATGTATCACGTAGACCTGGAGGATGACGGCCCACCAGACCCAGGCCTGAACGAGCCGCCGGATGGATGGTGCAAGGTCAATCCGCCGGCTATAGGCGACGATGGCCGAGGCATCTGGCCTGTGACGTCATCCGATGGCGACTGGTGCGGGAAATGGGAACAAGCCTCAAAGGAGCTTTTAGATGCACTTGGACGAAGCGATCGCTAAGAGTCCATGCGGAATTGCCGTCAAGGTGGACACCTACCAGACGCGAACCGGCACACCGATTAAGGCGCTCTACATGGTCGATAAGGACCGGAACGGCAAAGTGCGCGAGCTGCACGGCGAGAAAACCTACGACTTCGACAATTACATGCGCGGCGGGGTCGCGTGGATGCCGTGGGAGGAATGGGTCAATGGAGAAAGCTAGATGCAAAGGGTGTGGGCGCCCCATCATCTGGGCGCGCAATATCACCGGGAAGATGATCCCCTTGGACGCGCTGGCAAACGTCTACCTGCACCATGAGAGCGCGCGGACGTGTTCGCCGGTCGCCGGCCTGTATGTCTCGCATTTCAATTGCTGCACGAAAGCGAATGACTTCAGTAAAACCAAGAAGGAGACACCTGCATGATCTATTCCGTTGAAGAAGTGGACACCATGACGAAGGCGTTGAGAGACTCGCACGAAGAGTTGCGGCAACTCGCCACGCTGAAGGAGGCGGAAGCGGCGATTGCCTGGGCCACGAAGCAGGACTTCCAGTCCAAGCTCATTGAGATGCAGACGGCTGTAATTCAACAGCAGGAGATGATTCAGGCGCTGCTCGCCAAGCTGGCGGTGCAGTCATGAGCATGGACTTGGAAGCGACGGCGCGGGAGATCAAGGTTGAGCACATCGGCGAAACAGGCTTTATCGACTGGGATGAAACACTCAAGAACATAGTCAAAGCCTTAGCCGCCGTGCGCGAGGCGGACGCGCGACTGCTGAAGGCGTGTGAGCAGGAGCGGGATGCCATGCAGTCACATATGAACGGCGCGTTTCAACAAGTCAAGGAACTGACCGCCGACCTCGCGGCAGCACGGGCTGAGGTGGCTGGACTGGAAGTGCTGTCCCATGAATGGAAGGTGAATGCAGAGTTGGTTGAGCAACAGAACCAGCGCCTGCGGGCGGAGGTGGAGGGGTTATTAAAGCATCTGCCGCTTGAGCCCATTCCGGAAACCGGCCATGTGTGCAGCCCCCCCATGACAGACTGTGATGGCGTGTGCGCTGACGCGGGATGGGCCCGGCAGAGAAACCAAGCGATCATGGATGCTCAACTGCTACTAAATTGCTACCGTCGGAGCCCACTTTCTTCACCACCGACAGACATCAATCGACATCTACCGTAGGTGTGGAGGAAATGCTACGCCTGACTCCAGCCTACGCACCGTCGCATCTGCTTGATTTTCCTGAAAGGTAGGTGGCTGGGGGACAAGGATTCGAACCTTGGTAGCCAGATCCAGAGTGTTACTGCCTATGCCGTTATTCTGCGGTCTTATGAGGCCGCGCTACTAAATTGCTACCGTCAAACAGCGTTTCGCCGTCCAGGGCATCCATGGATTTCTGTATGTGCTTCAAATCGACGTCAATGTAAAAGTCTGCCGTGGTTCGAATGTCGGAATGTCCGAGCGTGTCCTGAATGGCCTTTAAGTTGGATCCCAGCTCGAGCGCATGGGTACCGTGTGCATGGCGGAACCGATGGGCGCTGACCTTAAAGCCGCATTTCTCGCTGAGCCGGTCATAGTGTCGCGTGACGGTGTTGCGCGTGAGCTGTCCGCCTTTCCAGGGAAAGACGTACGGCGAGTCGCTGAGACTCTGGGCCCGGTTGATAATCTTCAGTACGACCGTCGTCAGCGGGATCCGTTTGACCCGCTTCTCTTTGTTCTTCACGATTCCGAAATAGCCTAGCTCCGGCCGGACGTGGGTCCGTTCAAGGCGCGCCATTTCCATGAGTCGGCATCCGGTGATGTACAGAAACAGCGTGACCAGCTTCCAGAAGTCTTTCCGTTCATGGCGGAGGATAATCGGGAGTTGCTCTTGATAGAGCCGTTTCGGTTGGGTTGCTTGGGGACGCTTCACCCGCTGGAGAGCCACGAAGGGATTCTCACCTATGAGCCGCCATTCCACCGCCCGGTTAAAGATCCCCCGGAGCGTGGCCCGCCGGCTATTCCAGCCGTAATCTGCGTACCGCCGGCGCACGGTCGATTGATATCGCTCCACCCAGGCTAGCGTGAGATCTTCGAGCGTGGCTGTCGGCGCAAATTCCACCAGCTTATTCAGCATGGGCTGATGATTCCGATAGAGCGTATCCAGTCCTACCAACTGGTCCTTCTCCGCCCTCTCTAGATAGAAGTCTCGAAACTCAGTCAGGAGCATGTCACGGCTTGCCGCCTTGGGCGCCTGCAGGCCGAGCGTCAGCCGCGCGGCCTCTTGGTCGAGTTGCCGATCTTTCTCGTCCTGGAGGCTCCTAGCGCGTTTTCCGTCCCTAGTTCTTAGTGAGACGCAATGCGCGCCGCCGCCTTTCGGATGTTTTGGACACCCCGCCTTGCAATACCACTTCAGCCGGAACACGCCTTTTTGTGGATCCTGGTACCTATACAACGTACTCATGTTTTCCCCGACCTTTCTTCTACTTACCTGAGCCGTTCCCCTGACGGCCCTATGATACAGAGCCATTAAATCTTTTACATTCCTGAAAACTATTTAAGAATCAGTATTGACAAGGCGCATTTACAGGTGTATTTCCTCGCACGCTGCAGTTCACGATTTCCTACAAGGAGGCGTATGGAAGAACCTACTTCGAAGGTCGGAAGTAAAAGATTCCAGCCGATATTCGTTAAACCAGATACGCGCAGCAAACTCAACGAGTTGCGCGAGAAGTCCGGGATGCTGGCCTACCGGATCGTTGACGAGGCGCTGGCGCTATTTGAGGCCGAGAAAGGATTAGGTAGTTAACCATGCCGGATACGGACGTCCTACAGGAGATCCGCGATCTGCTCCGAGGGTACAAACCCGTTGGATTTGTGGGGATGCCGGCGCTCTGTCAGTACCTCGACACCCCACCGAATACCGTCCGCGAATGGATCCGCACGAAGGGGTTTCCGTTCTACAAGCCGGGAAAGGCCCTGCAATTCAAACTCACCGAAGTCGACCAGTGGATGCAAAAGTTTAAGCCGAGAGCAGTTAATCTCACAGGGGGGAAATAATGACGACAGAAGTAGCGACCGTAGACCCGTCCGAGAAGAAACAGATCAAGCTCTCCATGCCCCGCTGGACAAAAGCCCAGCTCGAACTCCTGAAGCGCACGGTCGCAAAGGGGACGACCGACGATGAATTCTCGCTCTTCGCCTATACCTGCCGGCGCACCGGGCTCGATCCGTTCATCAAACAAATCTACGCCATCAAGCGATGGGATCCGGAGAGCGACAGTTTCAAGATGGGGATCCAGGTCGGCATTGACGGCTACCGCCTCGTGGCTCATCGCACCGGGAAGCTCTGCGGGATTGAGCCGGCGGAATTTATCGAGGATCCTGACGAATCTTGGCACCCCAAGCAGGCGACCGTGACCGTGTATGCCTACGATGCCCAAGGCGAGAAGCGCGCCTATACGCATACCGTCCGCTGGCGGGAGTACGTCCAGAAGAAGAAGGACGGAACACCGGTCAAGATGTGGTCGGAAAAGGGAATGCCATACAACCAGCTAGGCAAGTGCGCGGAGGCCGGCGCCTTGCGAAAGGCGTTTCCGTTCGATCTGTCCGGGATCCTCACGCATGATGAAGTGCCGACGATCGACATTGAAGTATTGAGCGGAGACGGCACCGCACAAGTCGAAGGGCCCAAGCAGGCCGAGACGAAGAGCGGCGATTACTATACCGGCGTGCTGAAGGGCTGGGCGCCGAAGAGTGCGACGGTCAAGACGCATAAATTCACGTTCGCGCTGGACAACAACGGCGGCGAGCTTACCCTGTCCTCCTTCGAAACCCCTCCGGCGCTGAAGGCCGAGAAGAACCCCATCGGCCGGCGCGTCCAATTCCAGTACGAGGAGAAGCCCAACCCACGAGGCGGCGCCCCGTTCCGCAACTTGACGCATCTGGCGTTTGAAGAGCTGACGCCCGAAGCCGAGCCCGAAGCACAGAAGCCGGCGACGGATCCATACACCGGACAGAAGCTTCCAGATTGTAGTGAGTACCTGGACCTGCTCGAGAGTGCCCCTTCCGCATCGATGCTGACCGATATCTGGAATCAAATCTCCAAGGAGATTATAGCCAGGACGGATATCAGCAAGACGGACAAAGGGAAGCTGAGCGCGGAGTATGACGAGCTGCTGGCCAAGCTGAAGAAGGCGTAAGCATGGCGGCGCGCAAGCCGGCGTTTCCATCCATCTTCGCCCTGTTCTGGCAAGTCTACCCGGAGCGCAACGGCCGGCGCTTAGGGAAGGCGGAGAGTGAGACGCTGTTCAACAAGATGACCAGCCAGGATCAACGGCTGTGTGTGAAGGCTGCCGCCAATTACGCGAAAGATCCCCGCGTGCAGGGAGGCTACGTGCGGGATCCGATCCGGTTCCTTAAGAAAGACTGGTGGCGTGATTGGCTGGTCGAAGGACGCGAGCAATGCAAGTACAAGACGGCCGCCGTCCCCTGTGAGGACATGGCGGAGCTGGGCTTTGCGTACTGCCGGCCGCACCTGATTAAGCGCGTGTCCCATCTGCAGACCATGACGAAGCACGGCATTACCTTTCCCAAGGGGTACACCCCACCAACCACGGAGGAGATTGAATATGTCAGAGACATTGCCAACGGTCACGAGACATCTACCCGTCAGCCTGACGCCGGAGCGGAAAGCCGCGCTGGGGGAGGATTTAGCCGAGCACACCTTTCAGCTCCAGCGTTTGGAGGAAACCAAGAAGGAGATAGCCGAGCGGCACACGAAAGCCATCAAGGATGTGAAGGGGACCATCTCCAAGCTGGCCGAGCTGATGCACAATGGACTGGAAATGAAACCGGTGATTTGTTTGCAGGAAATGGACTTGGATCATAACAAGCTAGTCGTCCGCCGGCAGGACACCAACGAGATTATCGAAGAGCGCCCGTTGACCGCCGACGAGCACGCCGACCCCAACCCAGCGGCCACACTAGGAGAAGTGTTTAAAAACGTCAACGACATGGCGCAGGAGCTTGTTGACGCCGGCGTAGCAGATGCCGAGTATCCAGAAGTCGTCAGCGGCATTGAAGCCAGTCAGCCGCCGGACGCATAACCGGACGCATACACCACGAAGGAGGCGCCACGATGCCCGACACGAGAAGGAAAGACGTAGCTTGGCTTATCGATGGGTTCTCTAATGATCTGACCGTACCGCAAGCCCATCTCGCCGTCCTGATGGATCTCCGGGATGAAATGAAACGGTTGAATAACCTGCTCCATTGCCAAAACTTCTTAGCCATCCCGTACCACCTGGAGAGGATCCGATTGAACACGAGGAAGCCGAAGAAGAGAAAGAAGCGAACCACCACCACGTAAGGAGGCGCCATGCAATCCAAGTATCTACCCTTCGCATTTGTGCTGTTCTTCGCCGTACTCGTCGTGTGCGGCGCGTACATGGAGCCGCCGGCCGGCGCAGACTTTATTAACGCCTTGAAGGCGGCCCACGATACGTGCGGGAGCGATCTCACCACTCCGGCGGGCGAGTATTGGTGCATCAGCAAGGACGGCCACACCGTCTACCGGATGGGAGAGCAAGACGCGCTGGAAGTCATGAGCCAAGGATCATTTACCGACATTGGCTATTTCAAATCCATGGGCGTCTGCGTCAAGGGCGAGACGGAGCCGGTGTTGTGGTGCAACTACCACCGCGGGGGGCAGTTTGAGGGCCGCGTGAAGGTCCAATAACGGGTGCATGACCATGACCCAAAGGCAAACGCACAAAAGAGCCTTGAAGCTGCCAGCAAGTTCATACGTAGTCTTGCTACCCAGATTGCCGGGCACAAAGTTGAGATCGGGATTCTCAAGCAACGGCACGACGCCGCGGCGCTCCGCTTTACGGAAAAGCTGTCTGCGTTTGTGCGGGGGGGCTTACTCACTGAGCAGGAGGCGGGGGAGTTCCCTCCGCCTACCTTCTTCTTGTCTAAGCCAGAGCCGAAGCCGGCGCCGCCGGCCGGTCCCATCACCGAGTTTGATTGTCCGTTCTGCCGCAAGTTTTTCCAGTATCGGTACCTGCTTCGCAACCATGTCAACGTCTGTCCGGAGCGCGGAGATCGACCGATACACCTACTGCCAAAGACCTGGACTCGCTGAACAACCAAGGAGGAATGCTGATGCTGTACATCGGTATTGACATTGGGCTATCCGGCGCCATCGGCGTCATCAACGGACTGGGTAATTTTGTGGCGGTCCACGATTTGCCGGTCATGGCGAACGGCGGCGGGATGAAAGCCGTCAAGAATCAAATCAATGCAGCCGAGCTGGCGCGCATTCTAAGCCCGTACCGAGGCGCTAAGATTCTCGTGGAGGACGTGGCCGCCATGCCGAGCGATGGGCGCGCGTCCATCTTCTCGTTTGGCGATAGCTACGGACAGGTGAAGGGTGTCCTAGGTACGCTGGACTGGCCGTACGCGCTCGAGAAACCGAACATCTGGAAGCCAGCCATGAAGTTGAAGAACAAGAAGGACAAGGAGTTTTCCAGGGCGGCGGCCATTCGTGCGTGGCCGGATGCTCCGTTAGGTCGGAAGAAGGATCATAACCGGGCGGAGGCGCTCTTGCTGGCGAAGTATCTGCTGATTATGGATCCTCCGGTGAGTAGGTCGGTACCACGTCAGATCCCGTCTCCGCCGAAAACGACGGGCTCACATCAGCCCCTACCTCAGACGCCGGAGCTGTCGACACATCCGCAGCCGTAGCATCCGTGAACCTAGCCACCGTGGAGGGCGAGCCCAAGGGAGACCAGGGCTCGCTACTTCCATAGCCGTACTTCACCCCACGATCAAACTTCCAGCCGGCGCCAAACTTAGCCCTGATTGCCATGTTGCTTTCTCTTGGCGATCGGCTTTGGTTCCTGTGCCCGCCGGTAAATCTCTCGCGTAGACGCTTGCTCGCCGCCTTTGCGTTTGGCCCAGGCTTTCATCAATTCCCGGTAGGCTTGCGGATTCTGCTCGCGGAGCTTGGCGAGGTTCCGACTCGGCGCGCTCTCGCCGTTCCGGTCGAGATCGTTTGCCGCGCCGTTAACTAGGCTTGTGACTCCAGCCTTCAGCCGGTCATCCTTCACCTGTTCGATCCGGCCACGCGCGTATTGCTTGGACAGCTCCAGCGGCGTGAAGCCCAGCGCCTTCAAGGCGACATCCTTCATAGACGGATGGAAGAAATCTTTCTCGCCTTGTGCATTGGGCCCAGGTGTATGTCCCCGGAGTGTGCCCACCGCACCGTGCTCGATCGATCCCTCCGGCCCGAGCCCGGCCCAGCGTCCGGCCGTGGCGGCGGCGCGTAGCGATGGAGGGAGGACCCGTTCGCCGGCGAGCTGTGCGGACGGCGCATCCATCGGCGAATGGAGAAACCAGTCCGCGCCCATCGCCACATTCTGAAACGGCTGTGCGACCGCAACCTGACTGAGATCCAGTCCGCCGTTCTGCATGTCGATCGGCAACCGTGGGCCAATTTTAAATTTGGAGGCGATGTCGAGCCCGGTCGCAGCGGACGCCGGTCCTTGATAGGCCCAGTCCGGTAGGGTCTCGCTGAGCGCGCCAGGCCAGGGACCGTGTACATCGAAATCTTCCACGCCCGGTAAGCCCTTGATGCCGGCCATTGTCCAGTAGGCGGCGAGTGCGGTCCCAGCGGCGCCGCCGGCAAACTTGCCCATGCCCGGCTTCTTGAGCTGTTCCCGGATCAACTTCGAATAGGTGGAGAGGGCTTCCGTCCCGAACGTGGCGAAGAGCCCCAACGGTGCGCCGGCGCCGCGGTACAGCGGAGACCTGGAGGACGGGCTGTAATCGAAATTCACATCGCGCGAAAACTTCTTGGCAAACTCGTACGCTTCCGGCTCGCTCAACCCTTGAAGTCTTCCGGCTCGCATCCCAGCCAGGATTGCCCATTTCCGATTCGCTTCCTCGATCGAGGCAAAGCCGGCCATCAAGATAGGGTGCGCCTTCTCGCTGATGTCCTTCGCGATGGGTTGCGAATGGCCGAGGAGTCGGTTTAGCGCGTAGCTGGTCCGCTGGCCGAGATCCCGATTGACCCGCTGGCCGACGTCGTATGTCTTTTCGACTCCAGCCGCCAGCATATCGACCGGCTTACGGAGCATCCGCGCGGTATTCGGGCTGATGGCGCCGCGCTCCGCCTGTCGCTGAATGGCCGGCGCGCCGAATTCGACCCCTGTTTGATCGATGCCTTGCGTCCCAAACAATTCCTCTGCATTGACCGGTCGCGTATGCCCTTCGCGTTCTGCCATCGCCAGGAATCGCAGATCGTCCGGTGTGGGTCTAAGCAAAGCACTAAAGCCTTCTTTGAAGATTTTTGTTGCTTGCTTGATGTCGCCACCGACCGCGCGCTGGAGCATGGGGAATCCGAGGACGGGAACCTGTGAGGCGTTTTGCGCCATCGAGCCCACATTGAGCGCGAGGTCCCAGACAGCGACCGAGCCCCGGAGCCGTGAGTATTCGACCGGCTTCTTCCGTAGATAGTCTCGATAGGCTTCCGCATACTGCCGCACTTGCGGATCCTTGAGCTTGCTGATGTTCGCCTTCATCGGCTCATCGTAGATGAACCGGGCGCCATAGGCTGACGTCGCTTGGATGTATCGTTCGATGGGGTTCAGGAGGCTTTCCGCTTCGCCCATGACCTTACCGGCTTGCCGGAAGTGCTCCGCATAGCCAGGCGGCAAGTCAAATTGCTTGATAATTTCCTCGTACTCATCCCGGGTAATAAAGCCGGCATTCTCGATCTGCTGGAGCGTGGCGAAGTCTAGGCCGGGCTGGTCGCCCTTCTTCCCGGATCCATACTTCACGTTGGTTGTGGAGCCTGGGAATCGCTGCTCGAGCTGCCTCGAAAGAGCTTCCGCTTCCCGGAGTGTGCCGACCGCGCTCACCCATTTCGGCGTGGTCCCAGCCGGCCCGTTGAGGACAACCAGGTAATCCCCGGAGCGTGAGAACGGCACGTAGAATTGATCTTGCGCGATCGGCTGGAGCCCTTTGGTTTCCCGCACGTCGTTGATGAACTGGTAGGCGGAGGCCATCATGTTATCGATCGACTGGACGGCCGGCTGGAACTGCTGGGGAATAGGCACCGATCGGCCGAGCCGGCGCCGATCCCGGAGGATCTTGTCGACAATCGCGCGGTCCTGCTCCGTCAGCTTGAAGTAGGGCTCTGCCGTCTTGCGGAGATCGTAGGCGGTCGCCGTGGCCATCTGGCCCTCATCCAGCGACATCTGGTAGACCGGCTCAAATTCGGGATGCCGCTCTGCAAAGCGCCGCACCGTGAGGAGGGTTCGTTCCAGTGGGCCCACTCCAGAGCCCAGCGTCACGGCGCCCTTTTCGTTGTTCAGCGTGTCGCTGAGCCGCTGCATCATGGAGCGGTCAACGTCTACCTCGTCGTGGATCTCCTGCCGTACTCCCGCATCGTCGGCCAGTTGATCCATGTCTTCCCAAGTCGGCTCGTATTCGGCGCCGGGATCATGGAGAGGCTCATGTCCTTCGTGGGGAATCGGTTCATCAGATACTTCACCGGCGCGTTTCCACCCGGTAAATTCCCGGTCCTTGAGCAAGGCTTCCTTGACCCGCTCAACATATTTGCCCTTGTCCAGTCCTTGATCCTGCTCGATCTTTCGAAGCGCATTCTCTACATCCTTTGGTTTCAGTCCGCCGTCCGTGGTCACTTCCTTGTACCATGGAAAGGTCGGCGATGCAGAGGAGGCGTGCCGTTCAGCCGTGCCGCCCATCCCTTGCCCTTCGATGGGGATGCTAAACCCGCGTTCATCGCCGGCAATTCCCATCGTATCGCGGGCATAGGCAGTCCGCGCCAGGAGATCGTCTTGCAATTCAGGCGGTAGGTTGTGCCGAGGGATGGCGGCTATTTCGAAGGAGCTGTAATCCAGGGGATCCTTGAAGCTCACGCCAGGATCCGGCGGATGGATGTCGCCGTACTGGGAGTGTGGAACCTCCAGCATCGGCATCTGTTCGGGCTCCGGCGTCTGAGCCTGCTGACTAAACAGCGGCGCCTCTTCCGGTGTCACTTCCCGCGCGATGTTGGGCTTCGCGCCTATTTCTGGCGGAGGCATCCCAGGCAATCCGGCCTGCTCCCTGATGCCCTGCTTGATCGGCCCCAGTTCGAGATAGTCCTTGATCGGTTTCATGCCGGGCATGGCTTCAGCTAGGAGATCCTGGACAGGCGGCGGCATGGGTTGAGGCCGGCCCTGTGACAGCATCCGCTGTAGCTCTTCCGGGGACGGGGGTTGTAAACTTCTTGTCGGTGGATTGTTAACTTCAGGTAGCCGATCAGCTCTTACTGTGACTTCCGGTACGTCTAGGACATCCTCCGGCATAGCAGAGCTGAGCGGATGCAGGGCGTCCGGTACCCGTTCCGTGAGTGGGATCGTCTCCTCTAGCTTATTGACATGCTGGCCTAAGAGATCGAACGACTCAGGCTGTTTGGATGGCGCGCGCTTCCCAGTCAGGCGATTACTGCGCTCGTCCATCCACTTGCCCCACTGTTGCCGGCTCATGGTGCCGCCAGTAGCAAGGCCGGCCCGTTCTAGCGCGGCAATCTCATTAGGCGTGAATCCTTGACCATGCAGAGAGATTGCGGAGCCGTCGTGATAATCGGACAGAAACACAGAGTTAAGCCTGTCCTCCAGGTCGCCGTTGAACGCACTATCAGGGACAGACGAGGCCGGATGGGGTAGCTGCTCCGGCGGCATGAAATCAACCGTCTCGCCCATGAAATTCGGCGCACCGCTACCTTTTGGTAACGCTTCGAGCGGGACGTTTTCGACCGGCTGCCCCATGAATTCCGGCGGTCGGCCGTCCCCGATGGGCTCGTGCGGCATGGATTCAGGCGGCAGATAGTCGACCGGTTGCCCTAAGATCGGCTCCGTGGGTTTGGAGCCAGCCTGCAGGGGGACCTGCGTCAACTCATCCGGGTTGAGGTAGGGAACCTTCGAACCCATAAAATCTTTGTGCGTAACAGGGCTGGGCGCCTCACCAAGCGGAACATCGGTAGGAGGTAGCCCAAAGTCCAGGGCGGCGCGTTGCTGCTGCCCCGGTGGCAATGTTGGCTCCGTAGGGGTATTCCCATCGCCGTGCATCACCCTGGAGGGAGGCGGAAACACCGGTTCCTGCTTCATCAGGTCGTCCGTCACCCCCATAAACGGCGGCGCCGGTACCGAGCTGGGCTCCAGCTTCCAGTTGGGATCGGTCGGCGTCTTGGGGAGATCGAGCTTTGGAGCGTCACCGGGAGGGAAGTCCGGCAGGACCACGCCATGTTGAGCCGCTGGAGCCGGCGGCGCCGGCTTCTTCTCTCCGCGTGCACCGAATACCCCGGCGGCGGCATGACCGGCGCCACCCATCGCGGCCCATTCCAGGCCAGCCTTCAGATAATCGCGCTCAGCGGACGGCTTGTCCGTCTCCGCCATGACCCCATACGTTCCCCCAGTAGCGGCCCCTTTGGCTGTCTCTTTCCCAAGTGTGCCCAGCTCCGCCTTCGTCGGGATGAATTTTTCCGACTTGATCGGTTTTGGTCCAGGCCAGGGCCATTTCAGCGAACCGAGGACGCTCAGCGCGCCGGATGGTTCATATCCACCAGCCAGATTCCCGTACTTCACCGATTTGCTATGGAGCTTGTCCTTGATGGCGGTCCCGGCCTGCTGGAGATCCTCACTGAACGGCTGTAGTTCAGCGGCCTTGGTGACTGGCCAGGCGATGGTTTCGAGGGCTTGTGCCGGCGCTTCCAGGGCGCGGTAGGGGCTGGAGGTCCAGTAGTCCCAGCCTTCCTTGAGGCTCTTTCCAATGGCGGAGGGAAGCTGCTTGACCCAGCCGGTAAACGTCCCCTCGTCGGATGGCATCTCTGCGGCCGGGGTTGAGGCTGGGACTTTTGCCCCGTACTTCTCCGCATTCGACTTAAGCAACCGGAGCTGGAACGGCTCGAGGCCCGCCAGCTCCTCTTGCGTGAGCCCGTACTTCCCTTTCTTCTTCTTCTCGTCGGCCATTTATTGGGGCGCCTGCATCCCCGAGTTAATGAGCGCGTCGAGCTGTCCGACCATGCCCTCGTAGCTCTGCTGTAACCGTGCGGCGCCTTTATGGTCCCCGAGGCGGTTCATCTGGAGGATCTTCGCCTCAATCATGGCCTTCTTGTTGGCCAGCTCCATCCGGAGCTGCTGATTAACGCCGTGCTGGTCGTTCTTCAGCCGTTGATGTTGGGCGGCGTGGAATTTCTCACGGATCGGACCAGCCGGCGCCTGCTCAAAGCCCCGCGTCAGGTCGGTCGCTTCTGGCGTCACCCCCTTGAAGCCCATCCGCTTGTACTCGCTCTGCATTTCCGGAGTGGAATGGACAGGAACCGCCATAGGATTCTGAGGCGGCGCCTGTCCTTGCCAGGGCATCGGGACGGTCCCTTGCGCATCATTCATTTCCATATCTTCGTCGCCGCCGGGATACATCATCGTATCCATGTTCTCAGGATCTTCCATCGGCGGCTGCATCGGGCGTTGCATCGCCGCTTTCCGGCGCATCATCATTCCAATCGGTCCAGGCATAGGCATAATCATTCCCTCCTTATTGTCCGAGCCCTAAGAGTGCGTCGAGCTGTGCGAGCCCGGCCGCTATTTGCTCCTGCATGGAAGCAGCATTGTTGAAATTCCCGCCGTGCTGATCGATCGCAATCCGGCTCGTGGCCTCTCCCATCTCTCGCGCGTCCTGGTCTCGCTTCATCGTCCGACCCAGGTAGAACATGGACGTCGGGCTCATCTTGGCGCCACCCCCGCCGCCGCTACGCTTCTCCTGTTTCGGCTCTTTGGGCATCCTCACGGAGCCCCGTCGCCCACCCGAGGAGGCTTTCGGCGCCTTGAAACTTTGCAGCTTCGCCTTAATCGCTCCCATGTGTCCCCCTCGTTAGAATTGGTACCCGCCGGCCCATGGTCCAGGACCGCCTACCATCGCGGCCTGTTGAGGCGTCCGCATATACTTCATCATCTGTTCCATGATCGGCCCGTAGGCGTCCGCCTGAAGGTACGGAGCCGACATCGCCGAGCTGGTACTGCTGATTGCTGGCCCGAAGTAGGAGCCAGGGTGCGCGGTTGAGTTGAGCCCCTGGAACACGTCCGGGCTTATTTGCGGCGTGTTCGACAGGCCAGGCATGTACGTTGGGAGAGCCGACACCGCAAACCGCTGGTTATTGAGCGCCACATCCGCATTCTCTTTGTTGATGTTTCGAATGTCTTGTGCACGATTTGAGGCGATATTCTCCCCGAGCCGGCGCTTCGCGCGATCGGCCCGGCCAGGCGAATAGGCGCCACCAGGTGTCAATCCCGCGCCGGCGACGCTATTGTTCATGTCCGTGAGGCTCTTCCCGTAATCCTCGTAGACGCCGTGCTTCATGCCGCTGAGCACATCATCGCTATACCCGACATCGCCACCGATGTAGCTCGTCAGCTTGTCCTTGATGGCCGTCGATTGCGGCTGATTCAGGAAGAGGTTTCGCTGATCGTTTTGATAGTTGATGTACTGCTTCATGGCATCGCGCATCGCCTTCGATTGCGATTGCCCACCAAGAAAGCTCAGGCCCCCTCCAGCGAGGGAGCCGCCAGCCATCATTAAGCCTGCTACTGGTAGCATGGTTTTACCTCACGCGATAATAAGATAAGAAAACGTGGTCCCCATCGTGTTGTAACTGGACGCCGCTCTCAGCGTGAAAGACTTCTGATTCCATGCCGTGATGTCCCCAGTGGGATAGGCCACGAGGGTATACGCTGGCGTGCCGCCGGCATTCGCTTGAAGGAGGGCCAGTTTCGGCGGTCCCGGCAAGTCCGGGACAGACACCGTATTCGCCCGGGCGGTCCCCAGGTAGGTACCGGTGCGGATGGCAATCTGGGCGCCAACGAGACGCTCAATGAACCGATCCAGGATGGAGGCTTGCTCGAGCGTCCATTCCGCCTGCAGGCTGAAATCTTTCTTGAGGAGTTGCGGATTCATCGTCGGCCGAGCCCGTTCCCTTCTACCCGCACGCCGCGGATCGTCAAGGCTTCCTGTGAGCTAGCCTGAATGCGGACGAAGATCAACCGGCCATAGGAATGCAGCTCCGGAACGTCGAACCGGACTCGCTCTCCCGTCGTCGGCGTAAACTCACTGGTTCCATCCGCCGGATTGACGGCGCTGTAGTAGGTCGACTCCGGATCGTCCAGGGCGTAGGAAATCGTGACCGGCTCGCTCCCGCCGTTCGGATCGTAGAGCAATTCGATATGCCGGAAGCAGTAGAGCTGGTCGAGGTCGGGCTGTTTATCCTTAAAGCCGAGACAGATCCCGCGGAGGATGATATCCACCACGATATCCGTCCCATCATCGGCGTTGCCCCGATCCCCGTTGTACGTGTAGCCATTCACCCCGCCCATCCAGAGGACCGAGCGGCCGTACACATCCTTATAGGTGGAGAGCTTGGAGGTCGCGTGCTCGCGCGTGCTCCATTCCCTCGTCTTGATGTTGTACATGAGCCACTGGTCAAAGTCGGGCTCATCGGCCGTACGCACATTCCAGATCAACAGATTGAGCGGCTTGTAATAGACCCCGCTGGCATTGGCCAGAGTCGCCAGATCGAGCGTCTTGTACACTTCCTCAATCGCGCTACTCATGTACGTTTCATTGAGGCCGTTGAACGTAAAGACGCCTTTTTCGCCGAGGTACCAGTGCATGGAGGCAAACGGAATAATCCCCCAGTTCCCTAGCGCGCCTTCATTGACGCGCGTTCGAACGAAATCCATCCCGTCCGGCGTGGATCCAGACCCTAGCCAGATTGACGTCTGCTTATAGACGGCAATCGCTTGGCCAAATTTCTTGATGCCGGTAATGACATCTTCCTCGTCCGGCTCCAGATCGTAGACGTTATCCGCATCGCAGGCTTCCGGCCGAAGGACACCGCTCACGGCAACCCGAGACTCATTGGGGTTTGCGAGCCCCGCATAGAACATCATTCCGTTGTACAGCTCGAGGTAGGACGCGGCCGGCGGCACACCGTTATCATCGGAGTAGGCGGCGCCGAGCGAACCGTCAGCCGTATCGTCGGTGTAGGTCGTGTCGGCAATCGGCAGCTCCACCACCAGTAACCAGATCCCGTCACCGGTGCCCGTCGTGCGATAGATCCGCTGTTTATCTACTTGGGCATCCACCGCGCCGCCGAGCCCAGACAGACTAATTTCATTTGTAACGACCGTGAGGGGAGTTGACAGCGGCGCCGAGTCGCTTTCCTGGTTAGAGAGGGAATTGTAGAAGGTGCGCTTATAGGTGTAGGTGCCGTCAGGATCCCCGCCCACACCGCTATCGACCGCAATAACCGCTGTCGCCGGCGCCGCAATGCCGACGTTCTGCACGTCCAGCGTGGAAAGGATTTTCTTGTTGCCGTTGGTCGTGCCGCCAGCCATGAAGAAGATGGCGCCGAGCGTGCGGCCGTCCCAGTAGGAATCGGCAAGGCCCGTTTCTAGGTTCGTGATCGTCGCGCCCTGAATGCGCTTGATCTTCCCGTCCGCCGTGGCCGCAAAATAATAGACGGTCCCATTCAGGCGCACCTGCCAGAGCCCCCGAATTTGATCGCCGCCGACAATGGTCGAGGTAAATTTCTCAGAGCCCGAGACTTTCGTGAGCACACTTTTGATGTTGGTGTGCATTCCGGTGAGCTTGTAAAAGCCCCGGTTGACGTCCGCCCAATTGGAGACGTCTCGGATGATGCCGCCTTCGAGGGACGCGAGTTTGTCGAGTTGAGTCGGCATTACGGGCGCCGCTCCTGTGCGGTTAATTCTGTGAGCCGTCCGCCAGCGCCTATCTTGCAATTCTGGATCAACCACACCGCCGGCGCGTCGTCCGCGGCGTAGAGGGCGAGCGCCCGATACGGGATGTTCGCTTCCTTCAACTTGAGGTCCCTGATCCTGTCTCGTGCTTCATTGACCCGTGCTATCGGGATTGCGAGCCGCTCGAGGTCCGCCGCGCTCAGTCGCACAGAGGTCAAGCCTGGAATGCTAATCGGGATAATCCCAGACGGAAGGGCATCGTCCGACCACCAGGCGCCTACAATGCGTCCAGTGAGTGGATCGGGGACCACCCACACGTCGGGGTTGTCAGAGGCCGTGATATACCGCCACCGGAGCCGCGTTAGGGCGATTCCCCCGCCTGCTCCTGTCTCGAGGTTAATCGAGACCGTGATCCGTCCGGTGGTGTTCCCCGCGTCCGCCGCTTCCGTCGGCGTCCATGTTCCATTTTTGGCGATGACATCCCCGGAGCCTTCTACGCTGGTCGAGGGGAAGAATGAATAATCATTCATGGTGATGGCGCCACTATTGCCAACCGTGCCGGCCCCGACATTGGAAATAGAAATGCTGCTGGATGCCGTTGCCGTCTTGAGCTGCCCCGTCCCCGTACATCCAGTCCCCATTTGTGCCTGAGTCAGCGAGCTATTAACCAGTGACGCCGCAGGAATCGTGTTCCCTACGATTTGCGCGCCGCTATACGCGCCCGTCGCCATATTGACGGAGAACCGTTCCGTCCAGATAGGGACCGCCTCTGTGCCGGTGTTGTCGTAGAAGTAGAGCGTCCCGCCTGACTCCGCAATGAAGACATCCCGGCCGGAGACTTCCAGGCCGCGGAGCCGCACGCCGGGCACTGACATTTCAATCTTGATAACGCCGGTATATTCCCGCGTACCATCGATGAGGGCGTAGAGCGGATTGTCTTGTCCTAAGACCCACTGGCCGGCTACGCCATCGTACACATAGAACAAGGCTTGATCGGTGCGCCAGAACGGCTGTCCGGCGATGGGCGTCCCCGGGAAGGAGGTTCCCTTGCGGAACGCGCCGTCCGCTTCAAGCGACCGGGCGAGCCGCGTTGCCAGATCGGCGACAGAGCCCTTCAGGGTGAGCGCATTCCCGAGTAGTGCTTGCAGGGCTGGGACGGCGACGAGGAGCCCGTTGATGTGTTCGGCGATGAGGTCCGAGCCGTCGCTTCCATCCGTGCTGTTGCTGACAGGCGTGGCCGAATCCGGTGTGCCGGTATCAACGTAGTCGCTGTCTCCATCAACGGAAAGATTCATAGTTAAATCCCCTGCAGATAGCCTTCGACTTCCGTCGGCGGCGCCGGCATCCGGTGAAAGACGTCCTGGAGTAAATCTTCTTGGCGAATGGAGAACATAGCGACGATATCTTTCCGCATCTTCTCGTCTTTCGAGGCCGCTTCAATCGCTGCCCACTTCGCAATCATGTCGTGATAGTCCTCGTCGCAGGCCGGCGTGTTCGCGTCGTCGGTCATGTCCGCAATGCGGGCCTCATAGTAGATCCGGATGGTGACGACAGAGGTCGGCTTAGGAATGAGCCGCATGGACGTTCCCATAATCCAATACTGATTCGGGTTGTCGTTGGAGCCGTTATCGACCAGCGGCGAGTCGGTAAAGGCGAAGGCGTTATCGGAGGGCGCCCGCGTGAGTGGCGCTTCCTGGTTATCGTTCGCCGCGATGATTTTCGAGACGTGCTTAATGTCTTTGCAGTCCGACGGCAACTGGTACCATTCGCTGCCGGCCACAGTCGGAAAGGTGACGCGCGTCGTGAAGTGATACCGGCTGACGTTCTTAATCAGAATATGCACCTTGCGCGTGGCCACATTGATCAACGTGTTGAGTGTGGCATTCGTCCAGAAAGCCGCTTGCGGCTCGTTCAGGTAGGTACGCACGAGGGTACGGACAGCGCCTCTATTCATCGGAGCCCCTCCATTAACCGCCGTCGGATCGGGCCGTACTGATCCATCTCCGCGTGGCGATTCATCGCGTCATCTACCATCTGTCCGAACACTTGCGACCGTCGCCGCGCGGCGTTGCCGGCCTGCTCTTCCGTTGGGTAGAGATTCATTTCCCAGGGAAACTGCGGGCGGAGTGGGTCGCCAGGACGAAACGTCACGCCAGGCGTATGTTCCATTTCGGCGCCGTGGACATTCTGGAAGTAGGACTGAGCGACTGGTCGCGTGCGCGAATGCTCGTGCATTAGACTCCTTGCGGCATCCCCGCGTTATTGATTCGCTGGCCAGTTCGTCGCTTGATGTGGTCGTAGCTTTGCCGGCCGATTTGGTCAAACCGGTCTCGTCGCTCTGCCTTCTGCTTTTCTTCTCGCTGCCGGTCGGCTTCATCGTACGCATCCGCCGCCTTGTGGCCTCCGCCATATTCCCGGATGTCTGAGTTCTTCAGCTTGTTCAGGAGAATGGATCCGTCCCCGAGGAGATCCGGCCGCACCCAGCCGATCTGTCGATACACCCCGCCACGGTCCTTGCGCTCCAGCGCGATTAAGATGCACTCGCCGCCGGCCTTCTCCGGGTCATGCGTGCGCTTTTCCACCAGCCGGAGATCCTTATCGAACCGCTTCACCTTCTCTTGCACGCTAACTGGGATTGCCATCCGTCACTCCTTTGCACAGAGATTTCACGACACTCAGCGCCAGCTCTGCCGACTCCAGGCCGGCGCGCGCCTTCTCGTCGGTAATGAATGGGCGAAGCGCATCCAGATTCCCCGGTGCGCCCTGTGCCACCTTGCAGGCTTCCTGCAGTCGATCTTCCACTTTTTCGATAGCCGCTTTTCCCTTCGGACTACAGGAGACGGCAAAAAAACACACGATCAACAGCGGAAGCCATGAGCGCATAATTGGGTTGCCCTCCTTATCTGTTTGCTCTGCGACCACGATCGTTTCAATCTTGGCCCCGCTGAGCGTCTTGATCCTATCCACATCCACCAGCTTGCCAGCCTCCTTCTGATTGCTGAGTACGCCGACGAGCACGTTAGGGAGAGCCAAGGACGCTGCCGCGAGATCCACATGCTCTATGGGACAGCCGGCCGCTGAAAGAATCTGCTGGGCGGCGACATACGTCACCGCTGCCATGCCACCACCCGCCGCAGAGGTTCGCCAGTGGTTGATGGCCTTGTCTACCAGGCCAGCGAGGAGTTTTCCGACAACCGGCCCGAGGATGGGAAGCAGGATGGCAAGCATGGTGACTCCCTTTCTTTATTTCACGAATGGGGCGCATTGCACGAGGAGCGTGCTCATGATGCCCAGGATGAAAGCGGCGCCTGAGAGCACCCAGGACACCCAGACCGGAGGACGGTCCCGGACTTTCTCGAGGGCGGTCCACAGCTCTTTGAGTTGGTTATGATGGTCCCCGAGCTGCTCATCGTGTCGCGCCAGTTCGACAGCATCAACCTGTGCCATCTAGTCCTCCGTCTGACCATCGATGTTGTAAAAGGTGATCCGACCAATTCGCCCAACGAGCTTGTCAGGCGTGGCCCATGCCGGCGGAGCAATCGAAGCGTCATAGTAGGAGTCCGCGCCTTTCAACAGCGGGTTGATGGTGCGATCGATGATCTGTCCGGCCAACGTCAAGCACTCCTCGAATATGTGATCGTTCGCCGCCGGCCAGGTCGTGAGCTGCCTGTCTTTGGGATCCGTCAGTGAGCTGTACTGCCATTTCTTCGTGAGGACAGAGATGTAATCCTTGCCCCACCATTTGGGGTGATCCACCCTGTCCCGCGCCGTGCAGCCGACTTGAATCAGGCATTCCCGGCCTTCGCCGCGCGCTTCGCGCCACATCGTTAGGGCGAGGAGGACTTGTTCGTACATCCGCCATCCCATCATTTCCGGTACTGCCCCGACACCGCCCTTGGGTAACTCGTGAGTCGAGAGCGATTCTTCCCGCTTTGCCCCGCCGCCAGTTGATGGATCGAAGACACCATCGATCGGAATCCGGCCAGATCCTTCGTGTAGCGCGTGGAGCTAATCACCGTCCGCTCGACGATGCTGTTCAACTGCGTCCCGCCGTCTAGGGCGTTGTTATAAATTTGATTGAAAAAGAAATTGTCTTGAATGTGGCTGCGCACAGCTTTCAGCGTCAGCGTCTCAGTCACAAAATCATTCGTCCCGCCGAATCGAGCGATTGTGGCGGGCATGACCATCGTCCCGATCCCGTGCCCGCCGAACATATATGCGTTCTCGTATTCCGGCACGCAGTTAAAGGCGCTCGTTTGCCCGCGTGTCGAGGAATAGCTGCCTGAGCTTAGGCACCCCCGATAGTTGTCCGAGGTGTCGGTCGTCGCGTAATACAGTTCATAATTCGCTCGCCCCCAGTGCCAGTTCTGCCAGCCCATCATGCGTTGACCCATGAGCGTTTCATCGGCGGCATACCGGGAATAGCCGTCATAGGTGGCCTTGCCAGTCTCACCGACATTCGTGGAGTTCGCCCGAAAATCGATATTTTCGATGTCTTCTGTGCCGATGGTGCCACGGTCGATATTGCAGGCGTGGTCGTGGCAGGATGTGTACGCGCCGATCCGTGTGACGCCCGCCGCGATATAGTCCGCCCTCGTCGCATAATTGCCGGTAGCCGCAAACGTGCCAGCCGGTTTGCCGTAGGCTTGCGTCGTAAACTCCTGGTTCGGAAACCATAAATTCATAACGGCACGCACGCCCGCATCCCCGGCGTCGGTCGTCGGCAACAGTTCCGTGGTGGACATGGTGTACGAGTATCCGGTCATTTGATCGAAGATGTTGGTTTTCAGATCAACAAACTGGTCAGTCAATCCCGTCAACGCCGACCCCGGCGTCACATTCATCACAGGTTCATCGATGGGATACACGATGTTGCGCGCCGTATTGGTCGTCCAGTCTGAATGCCCGTTGACGGCATCACACGCGGCGTCGCATTGCATGACCTTGGCTTTCCAGCCGTTGGTCGCATCCGCCCACATATTGATGTACTTCGTCACGTTCAAGGTGCCGGAGTCGTACCGCGTGGAAGCGACGGATATGGAATTCGAGGGCGTCTCTGGCGAGTTGGTTCCACTCCAACTCGTAATAGGAAAATGCAGACTCGTCCACTTCGCCCCTTTGGGCGTCGTGTAGACGCCAAGCGAGCCATACGTATCCACGCCATCGACGAGGAGTTTCCCGATTTCGTTCACGTCGCTATAGCCAGAGGCTGAGGTCAACGCGCCTGTCCCCGCATTCCAGCCGAACGTCAAATAGTTCCCGAAGTTGCTCCCGCAGGTCACATGGTTGCGCAGACACGCTTTCCCGTACAGTTTATGCAATTCTTTCTTCGTCGATCCGCCTGTATGGATGGATGTCAGGTACAGCGTCCCGAGCGCAAAGTACGTGCGGTAATCATCAATCTCGGCATCCATCGTGAGCGGCAAGGCCGTGACCACCATTGGGACATTGACAGAGGTCGCAGGAGAACTCGCCGCCACTGCTGCCGTACCTTTGTAGACGCCTGCGGGCACCGAGCTATCCAGGTACACATCGATCCAGAACGGCTGATTACGGGCGCTACGGGCATACGCAACGGCTCGCTCCCCGACATTGAAGGATCCGGTCAACGTGGCGCTGATCCCGTTCCCCAACGCTTGAGCCGCGCCGGTCATCGCCGTGGGGCCGGTCCAAGTCGTACCATCTGAGGACCACATGAACTCCCCCGCAGGAACGGTCGCACTGGACCCGGACTTGGTGATTTCAAATTGAAAGGTTTTGCTGGTGGTCGTGTTGTACGTGCCCGATAAGGTAATCCGCCCCGCACTCATGCCGGTTGTGAGGTAAAGATTCGTCACGTTGGCCGCGCCTGCGGTATCTTTGAGTATGCGTAAGTAGGCTGTGCCGGTATTCGCGCCAGAGGTGAACGAGACCAACTGTTCAGCGGCGAGGGAGGTATCCGTTTTAATTTGCGTCCCGCCGGTACTGGTGCCCACCCGAAACTTGATGCTGGAACTATTGCTGTAGACGCCGTAAGTCGTATTGGGCTGAATGGTGAAGGCGTACTCAATCGCCGCACCGGAGTTGGTAAAGGTCAACGTGCCGCCGCTCGTTGAAGCCCAGGAGATCGAACCGCCGCTGGATACGTCAGACCATCCGGCAGTCGTCGGGTTCGCCCCTAATTGCCACACCGGAGTAATCGCCCGCGCTAAGACGACTTTCTTAATATCCGCGTTCCCGCTCGTGTCGCTCAAGAATTGGATACAAGCCAGGGCGTTTGTGCCGGACCATCGCACGATCCCCGTCGCACTAAACGAAGTTGCGGCTACAACGTCCGTGAGTCCCGAGGCCGTCCCGACTTGTACCTTGAACGTGCCCGCCACTCGCTGAAAATTCAGTTCATATTGCCAGCCTGCGAATTGCGGGACGCATTGCTCTAGCTTGGATGTCCCTGCGGCCCCGCCGTTGATACGGGCAATGCCATCAGTGCCTGATGTCGTCCATGAGGGAGCCGCGCCCGTACCCGTGTTCGTCGCCGTCCAGCCGGTGAGGTTTCTTGAAAACGGTCCGTTGGTCAACAGTTGTCGAGGATTGTTGCCGTTATTCAGATGCCTGGTGACTGGCGTCGGCGAGAATTGCCGATAGACTGGACTCACAGTATTGACATCGACCGGAAACACCGTTCGCGTCTCCATGTAGTACGGGTCTTTTTTCTCCCCGCCCACATAGCCTGCGATGAGGTAGTACGGATATTCCCCCTCATAGGTGAGCGCGGGTGGCGCCGTGGGAAAGAAGATGTGAATGGGATCTTCCCGATAGGCGACGATGTTGTTTTTATGGATGGCATGCTTCGCCGTGCCTGCACTCGCCGTCGAACCAGGAGCCGTCGTGCCGTTCAAGGTGACGGAATCGCTATCGACGACGGTCACATAGTAGACGTTCCCATCCAGTGCCCCGATGCTCGTGCCGGTGATTTCCAACATAGCTTGTGACGTGAGCCCGTGCGCGGTCGTGAAATTGACTTGTACGGGTGTCGCATTCGTAGTCGTGGCAATGGTGAGCGTCGGCCCACCCGTCATCACTAAATGCGGTAAGGTGAGATCCACGGCGGTACAGGTGGCACTCCCGGCACTGTCGCTACACCGCCCGATGATTTGCCCGGACGCATAGGACAGGCGCGGTCCTTCGATGGCAAGGGAGGTTCCCGCGCCAGCCGCATCTTGTGGCTTGACGTTTTCCAGATCGTCAGCGGTCCACGCGGAAAAGGTCGTGGCGGCATAACTCGGAATGGCACAAAATATGCTCAGAAAGAGGATGAGTAACGTCATCATCATGCCACCGTGATCCGGCCCGCCGCATTAAATCGTGGACTGGCCGGAGCACTGCTTGCCCATCCTGGCGTGACGATTTTCGCCACAATATCATCCCCGGCTGAGACCGCTACAGACACAGACCCGCTGTATTTGTCAGGCGTCCCGGCAGCGGAATCCCAGGTGCCGTTGACCGCTGCCGTGTCGGTCGTATTGTTAACCCGTAAATGATGGGCAATGCTTTGCGCGAGAGGATTCGGGACTGCCCCAGTCCTGACCGCCATGAAACTGACCGCCGTGATGGTCCCGGCTGCGGGGCAGACCTGTCGTGCGATATAGAACGCGCCCGTACTTTGGGTGCTTTGCGAATTGCCGTGATACCACGTCTCAATCGCCGTCGTGAGGGTAAAGCCCGCCGTCGCGCCCTCAAAGGTCATAATGAAAGTATTGGTATCTGCGCCTCCCGCACCACCGAACTGCGCGGCGACTTCATCGGCCTTGAGCAGTTGCGCGAGCGTCAGGCCCATCGCCCCCACACCGAGCAGCTTGAATAGCCCCCGACGCGAGACCGAAAGATCCTTTGTCGCGAACGCGGTCCCCGCGAGCAGCAACCCCATTGAGGCGTCGTAGGCGTGCGTACGATCCTCCGTGATCGTGTGGCCCCACGGCGCGATGAATTCCCGCATCTGCTTGATGTACGCTTCCGAGGGATATGCGAGCCCGCCCTCGACTGGTTGCCAGAGCCGACTAACGCCTTCAGGAGTCGCTAAATAGATTCGATTCATCGTCATCCTCCTTATGGCGCCGTATCGCATTGGGTGTAGTAGAGCATCCCGACCACTTCCTCTGCACCGGAGAGCGTGAGCACCAGGCCCTCACTGATCGGCGTCAAATCGTAGATGTTTGGCCCCTGCGGCAAGAACAGCGATTCCTTCGCGGTAAAGTCATACAGCCCACCGAGCAAATCAGTTCCGCCTGTCGATTCAATCGTGACACTGTTCGCCGCCGCCGAGCCCACCCGCAAAAAGAGCCCGTAGATTCTGACGTAGTTACTGGCGAGGGCATTGACGATTGTTGTCGTGCTTGTGATATTGATGCGAGCGCGAGCGATGTCGCAGCCATCTGCGGGCGTGAAGTTCGTCGGCGCGACCGCCGTCCCCGCCGGCACATAGGCCGCGTCGATCCCAGCCGGCGTAAGGCACAGCACGAAGATCATCGCGCTTAATCCGAAAATACTCGTAAGTTTCTTCACGATAGCCCTCCTTAGAAAATGTGCCAGCCGGTACTGTCCGCTACGAGGTTGACTGCTTCGTATTGCGTGCCGAGTTGCAAGCCAGTCGCGCCGTCGATCGTTTCCGAGCCGTTCGCGTCTACCTCGCAAACATTCGCGGAAGAGTCGATTTTCTTAACGACGTAATTCACGCCGTCATTGCCAGAGACCGCCGGAAGCGTCATCACGAAGGAGCCCGCCGTGGCATCACAGAGGATTACTCGATCGGTCGTGAGGATGGTGTAGGTCGTGATCTTGGTTGAGATCGCGTAAGTGGCCGAACCTGCTCCACCGCTATCCTGATCAGTGCCGCAAGACCAGGCATGTGTTGTGCTGTTGTACAGCATCTTTGAAGTGGTCGCGTTCGAACAGGACGGCAAGGCTTTGGCGGCGAGCGTATCAGCCGCGGTCCCCAGCATCATTTCATTTTCGGCGATGGTGGCGAGCCCGGTCCCTCCGTTCTCAACGGGAAGCGTATTCTCTACGTCCGCCTCAAGGTCGATCGGCAGGGCCGCGCCGCCGCCGCCGCCGCCGCCGGCCGTCCAGGTGGACGAGCCATCGAAGGTACAGAGAACGGCAAAGTTTCCGCCGCCGACCGTGCAATCCGCGCCATCCGTTCCATCAGTGACGATTCGACTGATGCCGGACGCTCCAGACGTCGGCAAGCCGGCGACGGGTGTTTCGATGAGCCCGGCGAATGCCTCCGTGCAGGCGAGGACCATAACGAGTGCACAAACGAGTGAGCGTAGCTGTTTCATCGTTACCCCCTCACCTTGACTAAGGCGCTCCATTGGTTTGCATCGTGTGCGACCGAGCACACCCCTACGAGCGCATCGCAGGGCGCATCGATATGAAGCGGAGTCGCAGACGGCGCCAGGGTGTAGATCCCGGCCGTGGCAGGGATATCTTTCCAGGCTTTGACGATGGCGACACTGATGCTGGTTGCGAGCCCGGCCGTCGTCGTGGGCGCGGTCGTGGCCTTGACTCGCACGCCGTACCAGCCTTCAGGGACTCCCGTCCCATGCAGCGCGACCGTCATCGGTTGATGGTTTTGCGGCGCGGTCCAGAACACCAGCGTTTCGCCGGCGACATAATGGCCGCCCGTCACCGGACCCACGAGCGGATTGCTGAGCGTGACCCAGCCAGCCGGCCCGGAGTATTCCAGGATCCGAACGGGCGCCCCGCCGACTGACACCGTGGCGCCGGCCAGAATATCTAGGCAGTTAAATTTATACGGCGAGGCGATGAGAAACCCGCTGTTGTCGTCGTTGAGGACTTCCATCGGAAAATCGTTCGCGCCGGCATCTTGCGCATCTACCGTGTCATCGGCGAGCACGGCGGCGCCGGTCATCGTGTACGCGCGCCAGTAGTCGCTATGGAGCCGGCCCCCGATTCCGACCTCCGGCGTGCCGGCGCCGCGGTATTGGAGCTGCGCCCAGGCAATATCGAGCGCGCACGGCATGACGGATTCGCCGAGCAAGGGAGGCGTCCAGAGCACGTTGTTATAGGCCCCTGGAATTCCCCCATCCATCAGGAGGCCGTGAGCTGCTTCGATATCGTTGTACATGGCGTCTCCTTGTGAGGTTGACGGATCGGCCTTAGCCGACTTCGTTGTAATCGAGAATGACTTCCGGCTCGTCGCCGGCATCCGGTGCGGTCATCAAACCGAACGAGGCCGAGACGGCATAGCTCAGGCCAGCCGAGCAATGCGCGCCGCCTTTCGTCCCTTGAAATTCCGCCTTGAGCTGCTGAGCATCCCGCGTGGTTTCGCCGGCCAGGATGGGCACAATGATGTCCGGCTGGGCGTACGCTGTGCCGCCCGAGGACCACACCCCGCCTGCGGCCGACCCTTTCAGCTCAAAGGTGTCATCGGCCTTGTTGGCAATTTCCCAGACACCATTTCCCCCGGTGGCGCCCACCATCCCGGTAATCGCGATGAGATCCCCGTTGGAGAATCCATGCGCGACCGCTGTTACGACGATCGGGGTCGCGTTCGTCGCGCCGGTAATCGTGACGGCCGGATTCTGCCGGTTCCAGATTTTCAAAAAGAGCTTGGGCGCATCCTGCACAAACTGCCGAATGCAGAGCGCAAAGAGATTTGCGACTCCAGATCGGACCTGAGTCGGCGTGAGCCCTTGTGCACCTGTCCGTGATTGCATACGTCCTCCTTATGGTCCGAGCTGCCTGCGTGGATTACTGCTTGAGTCGTACCCCATTGCCGGCGACGGCGCCGCGCGGCGTGGAGCTGACGGCGTTATGGAACGAGAGCGTTTTCATTTCCTCTGCCGGCGGAAGCGGATTCCCTTCCGGTAGCGGCGTGGTCGTTTTCTCCGCCTTGCCGATGCCCATCTCCTCTGCCCCGTCGGCGCTGAGGATCTTCGGCTCCGTCTCTGTGAGTTGGTGATCGTTGGTCCGGTCGAGGATCTCCACATCGTTCTTTACGGCCAGCGAGCCCTTGAGCGGCTTGACCGGCTCCTGGCTGTCCTCCGGTTCAATGGCTAGCGCGAACACACTCGGGACGCCGCTCGCTAGATCGATCTTCAGGACAGAATCGGCGACGATGCAATGCGCCACATTCGGCGGAAAGTGCCGGCTCTGCCCAGGCTTGAAACAAATCGTTTGCCCGTTGAACATCGCCTCATACGGGACTTTGCGTCGATTCACCACTTTGACTGAAGCGTATCCGTCCATGCCGTCTCTCCTTCTGTTGCAAGGGGTGAAGCCCTTTCGGGCTCCACCCCAAGATCGGAATCAACTCGTGGTTGATCCGTCAGGACTATGGGAGATGAACAACCACAATGTTGTTCGTGATCCCCCGGAGCGTCCAATTTCGCTGCGGAGCTTCGCAACCGAAGTTATCGAAGATCCGGTAGACGGCCTCGTACGCATCCATCTGACTCACGAAGCGAAGGATGGAGCCGGTGTCATCGGCCCATTCCCCCTCAGTCAAGAGCCAGCGCGTAAACGTGTCGTACTCGAGCCCGAACATGGTTCCGTACGGAGCATCCTTGTCGACTTCGATCGGGATCCCGCCGAAATCCAGGCTCTTCTGTTTGGCCGCTTTCGTGCCGGCATCCGGGTTCATGAGGGACGCCGCCATATACCGGCGGTCGTTCTCCAGCATGACCTGATAGGCCCGGCGCGTGGCGTGCTCGCACCAAATCGCGTCTGTCTTGCCGCGCGCCTTCTGGTGCACGGTATCGATGGCGCGCTGGAGCACATCGGCGCTGAGCGCACCGACTGAGCTAATCACCGTGCTCTGCATGAAGTTACCCGGTGACGCCGACCGATCGATGTTATGGAGCGTGCTCACGTAGGTCGTGCTGTCGACCAGGCCGAGCATCCCCATAATCTCTTTCGCGTACGTGGTTTCGTTCACGTCCGATGTGGTCGATTCCATCGCAGCAACGATGTAATCGTTGTCGGCCACCGCGGCATCGGCCGCCGCTGTGATCGTGAAGGTGAGGCCGGTTGCAGCCACCGCATCTACGGTGCGCGCGCCGCCGGCGCGAATGGCGCCATCCGACGGGTTAATGAACGCGATGAACATCCCCGGCTGAATGAACCGGCTTCCGTTCACCGAGCCGGCAACTCCATGCGGCGCATCCACCGTAATGGTCGTGCCGGTACCCGGATCCCCATTGACGAGGCAGAGCACCCCGTTTCCCCAGCCCCAGATGGCGCGGCCGCGGTAGTTGGCCATGTCCTCCACGAGCCCGTCGATTTCTGAGCCGAGGGCCCGCGCAAACGCGCCCTTGCTCTTCATCGATGCCGCCATGACTTGAGCCGTCAGGCGGATGGAGCCGTGCGCGTACTTGGCCGGAATCTGCCAGTCCTTGTACGTCTGCTTGCCCGGCGTGTGGTACTTGTAGCCTTCCGTGGTTGCCGCGGCCGACTGGTTCCGGCTGACGCGCGCAGGGAATTGAACGAGCTGTCCGGTCCAGGACTCGCTATCCCCTTTGATCTTCGACAGGAGGGGCTGTTCATCGTTCAGTGAATCGATGATGCCCTTCTCGTAGTCGATTTTCAGGACCTCGTTGAAGGCGCCTACCGCGGTACTTTGTGCATCAAGAGCGGCCATGATGTCCTTTCTTGCCTACCCCCTCTGCGAGCGGTCGAAAACCTCTTGCAAGCGCGAAGCGGCCCGATGGTGCAGGGCGCGGCCTGTGAGTTTTTCTTCCGCTGGAGGAGTCGGCGGGTTTCCGCCAGGTGCCGGCGTGCCCGGCAAACGGCTGACGGTTCTAAGGTCTCGTTGTAATGAAGCCGGCGGCGCCGGAGGCTTCCCCCCGCGTGCGAGGATGGCCTTCGCGCGTTTTACGACTTCGTTCATGTGCTGGACGTTGCCCATGACGACAATTTCCTCGATGTCGTCTTGGCCCATCTGTGAGGCAACCCACTGGTCCCAGACTTCCTGCGTGACGCCGAGTGAAGCATCGAAGGCTTTCACCCCGATCGTTTCCGCCCTGTTCATCCGGGCGTTCTCCCGCGACGTGAACATATTGGAGAGCTGTTCGGTCTGGGCCTTGAGTTGGTCGAGTCCCGAAAGTTTTTCCTGGAGCCCGGCCAGCGTTTCTTTCAGCTTGTCGATGCCGTAATACTTCTCAACCTTCTTCCGTTCCGCTTCTTGCGGATCGTCAGCGCCGGCCGGTACTTTCGATGCTTGCCCTCTAATCTCTTCAGTCAGGGCGGCAATCTGTGCGGCGAGGCTGTTAACCTGCCCGGCATGGCGGCGCCGTTCAGCCACCAACGCGGACACCGGGACGGTCCTCTCAGGAGGCGGCGCGGGCGGATCCTGAGCACCACCGTTGGGATCTACAGGCGGATCTGCAGCCGGCGGATCTCCCGCCGGGGGACCATCCCCTCCGCAAAACGGTGGAAAACTGAGCCCGGTTTCTTCGTCGGTAAACCAAAACGTCCTCTTCATCTGGAACCTCCCCCACGGTTACGGCGTGGTCCGATACGCTGGAAACGGCCAGCGGCCGATGGCTCGCTGATTAACGGGCGCGAGCGCCCCGACAGGCGTTATGGATTGCCGACAAAGTTGATTCCTCTCTTGAGCAGGAATTGCTTGAACCGGTCGGCTATCTGCGATGTCATAGAAGGTTCCGGCGTCTGCCCTTCCCAGAGGCCACCGTAGGGATGTGATACTTGGGAAAAGTAGTAATCCTTGAGGGATTGCCGGCCGTCGAAGAGCGCCTTCCCTACCTCCGTCCCGGTGATGGCTGAGCCTTTTGGGAGGGATCCTTCGTATCCGTAGATATTTGCGAGTTGCTCTTCCCCGTTGCGGTTCGCCCTCATGCCCCAGTACGGCCCGAATTGGTCGTCCGGCTGCAGATCCTTCATCCGGCGACTCAACTCCCAGCGTGGCCAGTTGCCGATTGCGTCCAGGTCTAGGGGTTTGCCGCTCATCCCCATCCGCGGCGGTCGGTTGCCGTGCTCATCAAACCGTTGATGGAGGGATTCATGGGCGAGCGTGTTGGGAACGTGGCCTTCTTCAGCGCCCGTTGAAATGACAACGCGCCCTTTGGTCGGCCCAGACTTCATCGTGAACCCGGCGGCGTTGAGCCTCTCCGGCGTGTACCGCACAGATCCAGGCTTTGGGCTGAAAGTCGGATAGCTCGCATTTGTTTTGGCGATTTGCGCGGCCACATTAGCCGGCGGATTCGGATCCCCTGTCTCTGCTAGGTACTGCCCCAAATCCTCATCTCCTCTGAGTCGTCGCCTAATCGCGCCCATCAGCTCCCACCAGGTACCCCTGCCGACATGGCCGGCATTTGCGCGTGCCCACCTTTCGGGCTTGCCGCCAGCTCCCCAGGCTTTTCAGACTGAGGGGCTGGAGGTTTGCCCGGTGCACCAGGGGACGGAGACCCCGGCGGTCCGGCTTGTGGCGCGTTGAGCAGCGCGAGCTGTTGGGATTCCTGCATGATCTGCATCGCGGCGAGTTCGATATGCTGGATAAAGACGGCCTGCCATTCCGCCGGCAGTTTCATGAAGGCGTCCGTCTTGGCGAATTTCTTGTGCGACCAGAGATGAATGACGTGGTTATCGATCTGCGGACGGAAGCGGAGGGCGCCCTGTGTCGTGATCTGCTGAACCTTCTTCGCCTCCATGTCCGCCGCTTCAGGGTTGAACATGGCCAGCTCTTGGATTTTCTTGTTGGCCGCGGCGAGGTCGAAAATCTTCGTAATGTCCAGGAAGGATTGCTCTTCGCGCGCCGCATCCTTCATGTCCCAGTCGGAGACGTTATCGAATTGCGTCATCCCGACCATGCGGAGGATTTCGCTCTTGTTGTGCGGGTCGGTCGTGTCAATCAGGTTCTTTGAAAGCAGGTTGTCGAGGATGGCCTGTTGCGTAATGGAAGAGGTCGGCTTGGCGGAATTCGGTTCGACCTTCAGGTTGATGACGGCAAAGTCGTCCTCTTTGAATTTCGCCACTTCCCAGGTACCGTGCGGCCCGAGGATCATCAGCAATTCATCGGCCGGCATGTACGCCCGTTGGAAGGCCGTAATGTTCGTGGCCCAGTCCATCCAGCCGTTTTCCCACCGCTGGAATAAGGGCCCCCACCGCGACTGTCCTCGTTCGATGAGGAGCTGAATCGCGTATCCGGCAGTAATGCCGGGGGGGGCGTTGCCCTTGAGTGCGTCAAACATCGACGCTTGCGACTCGAGGTCGTTATCGATCTTCTCCAGCCACGCCATGACGGAGCTTGGGACGTTCTCTCCAGGGAGGCGCTTGGGTTCGCCGCTGGCATTCGGGCTGAGTTGAATCGCTTTGAGGAGCGCGCCCGGCTGGCCGGAGAAGCCTTCGACGTCCGTTCCGTACGGGACGATCCAGACGGGGTTCGCCATCCGCATGGTGATGAGCTGAATCAGGCTCTCCAGCTCGTTGCGCTGCTTCTGCTTGGGCGCGAGGTCGTTCGCTACCGTCTTCCCCATCGCCGAGCCGGGGATGTGGTCAAAGACAATGTGCTGGACCGGGATAAACTGCTCGCCGAGATGGTTTTTGCAGGAGAGGGAGTCTTTCTCGAGAATGACGTCGCCGGCACAGACGAGATAGAGCCCGTCCTTGAATTCTTGGCAGGGCTTGACCCAATAGCACTCTTCCGCGGCCGTCGGCATTTTCTGGGCTATCGTCGCCGCCGGCGAGATCCCGGAGCCCGAGGACATATACGCCATCGAAGCCGCGTAGAATTCCCCCAGCGTAGACGAGCCCGACGCTTGCACCTTTTCGCCTTTAGCCCCCCAATGCTCCTTGAAATAGGTGAGCTGGCGCGTCTTCACGCGAAGCGCCTCCGGCTGCATGTGGAATTGGGTAATCGAGAAGTCCATGAACATTTCGAACGGGGTGGCGACTTCCGAGAATTCGGCGCCGCCGGTTAGCTCTTGCTCTTGCGGCAGGCCGTTGACGAGCTGGATGTTGTGATTCTGTGAGCCGCACTCTTCGCACCCGTCCTCAAAGGCCACAGGCATATTGACGTTGCGGCACTCTTGGCACTCGTGCAGCGGGATTTTGTATTTATGTCCGCCGGTCGGGTCGTAGGAATTGACCAGAAAGCCGTTGCCGCTATAGACGAGCCACGTCGCCAGCTCTTGGCGGAGATTGGCGAAGTGCACCCGATCGCGCGCCCGAGCCAATGCGGCCGTGGCGGTTTCGGCGATGGACTTCTTCACTTCGTCTTGATCGTCCAGTGAGCGCCATTGCATGGGCGGATCTACCCGGAGGATCAACGAGGCGAGCGAGTCGAGCAGTTCGGCAAACTTATTCGTGACCGGCATCGGGACCCAGCTCTTCAGCTTCTTCTGCCGAAAGCGCCGGGTTGTGCCATCCCAGACAATCCACTGATGCCCCTGCTTGAAGAGGAGGTTGCGGAAAATGTCGCGCTCGAACCCATACCGGAGGTATTGGCTCTTCCGCTTGATTTCGCGCACTCTGTCTAGGATTTGCTGGTCGGTCATAATTTTGGAATAAAAAAAGGCCCCGATCCGTGAGGACCGAGGCCTTGAGTGGTTTAAAACCGAGGTAGGCTCTTATGTGATCGTCGCTTTTACTTCATAACCCACCACCGTAAAAAGTTGTTTGCATCGGCACTTCAGTTCGAGAAACTGGATTCTCCCTCGAAACTTGAATTTCAGCTTCCCGCATCCGGGGCACCTAGCTTCGCGTAGTGGATCAATACCAGGGGTTTGCCCTGATGTCAAGAAATCACTCATTGCGCCCGGTCCTCCGAAAAGATCGTATCGGCCTCTTGAACGAGCCCGTCCCCCTTGTCGTCCTCGTCTTTAAAGAGCGCCATCGCGTCATCAAGGGCCCCCTGGGAGTCCTTCGCTGACATCCTCGCCGGTGGCGTCACGCCTGGAAGGTTTCGCTCTCCAAGGAGGGAGTCGATCGCCTTTTGTTCCCGGAGCCGGCTGTCCTGGAGCTGCATCTTTAGCATGTCCGCCTGTAGCTCCATCTGCTGCAATCGCTTGTCTTTCTCCGCACACACGGCACACGGTTTCTGTTGCCAAAACCACATTGGGAAGCCTCATGTTGTGTTGGTCGACCAGCGCCTTCATGAAGTGATTGAGCGCCTTTTTTTGCGCGTCGTTTTCGTGCTGGTAGATTTGCCGGGCCGCGGCGTACCCTTTGTCGAAGCCGACTTCACGCCCGTACTCCTCTCCCAATTCGCGCCCTTGACGAATGCCACGCATAAACGCTTTTAGGTCTCGTTGCGGCGGAGGGTTTTTGAGGAACAGCCAGGCATCGCGCGCCCATCGCACTACCCAGTTGAAGGGGACCGGGTAGCACACGGCCACGTTTCGGTTGAGTTCGAAGTATGCCACGCCGTACCATTTCGGGATCCGCATCCCTTCCAGGATTTCCTTAGCCGCAAAATTCACCGAGCGCCTCCATGTCCTCGTTCTTATCCCGGTGCTGCTTGTTGGTCCGCCAGAGTCCCACCTTATCCCACGCTTCCGCTTCGCTCACTTTGTCATCCGCCGTCAGCGTGAAGAGCCCGATGTACATATAGCGGAGCGCGTCCATTAGGTGGTCGAACCAGCCATCCTTTTTCGGATTGTTCTTCAGCCGGCCCTCTGAGTCCTTGCCGCTGGCGCCGACGTCCAGCTTGTAGCCGCCGGCAAAGCCGTTAATCAGATCGTGGTTGATGGGATCGATAATCATGCCGGGCTCGCCGTATTCCTGGATCTTTAAGCGTTGCTCCATCATCCGGAGCCCTTCTTCCAGGAACGAAAAGCGATAGTGCAAGGTGATCCCAAATTTCTGAGAGAGAATCATGGTCGTGGCGCCCTTGTCCGTTTCTTGCGAGCCGGCCGGGTCGCAATAGTCGACCAGCTTCGCGCCCGGATATCGCTGATTCGTTTCCCCGAGCACAAACGGCGCAAACGAGAAAATATCCTTGTTCGTCTCGATCATCGAGTAGAGGATTCGAAGCTGGTTCCGCTTGTCCATCTGGCCGAACACCACGGCCGGATGGGCTTTCCCAAAGTCCCAGCTCCGCACCAACGGCCGCTCCGGATCGTATTCGCACGGCCGGACATGCACCGACCGGTTGAACGTGGAAAAGAACGGTTGCCCCTCCGATACCGTATGGTCAATTTCCATTTCGCGCTTCCAGTCGCGCTCTGACATGGAAGCCTTGCGCTTATTGACCCAGGCGGCGCCGTTGACCGTCCGGGGATCCTTCGTCGGATCGGCGCTGTAGTGGATGGCCAGCACGCGCCAGCCTTTCGGGGAGGTCCATTTCCACATCCCAGGTGAGGTCTGTTCGACCTTTTCCGGTACCTTGATCCCGTTTAGGATCCCGACGGGAATCTTGGCGTGCACCGCCGCTTTTTTCGGTACCGGCCGCTCGAGGTTGCCCTGTGCGGTATCTTCCGGCATGGCCCGCGCCGGATACTTCTTCAGCCGTTCAATGTCGTATTTGCAGGAGTTGCAATAGGTGTACAGCCCGTCCTTCGTCTCTGCGTTTTTCGCAAAGTCGACGGTCGGCAACATGCGCTGACATCGTGGGCAGGTTTTGGTTTGGAGGTCTGTCACTTGCCCCTGGTGTAGATTTTCTCTGCGAGCAAGAAGCCGAACAGCGGCCAGAGCTTATCGAAGGCGTCTCGATACGCGATCGTCTCGCCGATTTCTTTGTCGAAATTTTCAGGAACCACGCAGGCCGCCTCTCCGCGCACCGAGTAGCCGTTATCCAGGATGAGGTTGCAGACCGTGACTGTTGGACAGCCGACCCCTTCCAACGTCATGAAGTTTTTCGACTTGATCCGTTTAATGATCTGATGCATCTCCACCTTCTCGCCCGGCTTTGCTGCAATCGCGTCCTCTAGCTCTTTGCCGTCTAACATCGTGCCGTCCTCCCTGTTTACCAGCTTCCATGAATGAGCTGGCCAGTTAGTCCCCCTAAACATGCCGAGCTGGTCCAGATCCCCTGTCCACCGTCTAATGACGGTGCCGCCGCTCGTAGGCTGGCCTTGGCATCGGGTTGAAAATCCACTTCATCCGCGTAGAAGATCGAGACGGTGTGCGACCGGATAATATCCGCGCCTTGCGGGACACCCCAAATCAGCGAGTCTTGCGTCACCAGCTCGAGAGAGGATTGATTCTCACGGATCCCGCCTTCTTTCGGCCGCACGTCTCGTATCCACTTGGGCAGATGGTCGTACATGAACTTGACCCGATCGGCCATGCCGATAGCGTCATCTTCGCGCTTGGTCTGCAGGATGGAGAGCAGATGCTTTCGGGTGAGCGCGCGGGCCAGAATGTAGGCCAGGGTTAGCCATGTCACCATGACCTGACGGCTTTTCGTCACAACAAGGAGATCGTTTTCACACAGCTCTTGGAGATAGTCGCGCTGGTAGGGATGATTCGGAAAGGGATACTCGCCTTCGTGTCGGTGCTCGTCGCGGGTAACAAAAAAGCCTTCATCGAGGATGAACCCCGGAATGTCGTTCGCGTACGACTGAAGCATGTCCTCCGCTACGCTCATAAATCTTTAAAAAACCCCTTGATGGTGGCGATGTATATCCACCCGATATAGTCCTTCCTGCACGTAGAGAAGATTTTCGCGTTATTGCCGTCCCTCATAATTCGCGTCAGCATCCCCTGTTTGCAGTTGTCGCAATACATCACGCCTCCTTTGCGTTCTGAATCATCGTCCCGGTCGCATTCACTTTGGGAATGTGGATGCTGCCGGTGAAGCGCCGCAATTCAAACCCCTTTTTGGTTTTCTTCTGACAGCGGTAGAGGATGCCGTTAATTTCGTAGAACTGGCCGGGCTGGAGAATGAGC